TATATAGTAGCTTCGCATCTTTTCGCTTTAATTCCTCTTTACCGCAATCCTCACAATAAGAACTAGTTATAGCGCCATTATAATCGGGCATTTCTATCACATATTCCCTATATGGTTCTCTGACTAAATGCCCACAGGATAGTTGGCAGTTATAGAATTGCTCTATAATATCCCAAGATAACATATTCAAGTCATTATTTCTCAATAGCCACTTAATCTTACAATTCTTAGCCCATTTATTTAGCATATCAAGTATTTGTTTCTGTTTTTCTACAGATTCTATCATCTTAATCTCTTAATCGCCTCTACAATATTCGGGAAGAAATGCCTTACTGCCGCTCCGCTTATAGGCCCGACAATCCCAACTCCTACAGTTACAAGCTCCTGTCTGCCGCTTACAGCCCCGTAGACTGCCAGTACAAAGCCGAGTAGAACAAACATACAAACAGCAAAAAACCCTATAGCGCCCTGAAAGTTCATTTCGTCACCTCTTTCAAATAGCTTTCCAGTAAATCAATATCCAAAGGTGAGTCTTCACCCATCCATTTGTTTCTGTCGTCCACTATGGCATAGGCTTCATCTGTATAACGGGTGAAGAAACCCCACGTCATCAACTGTTCATATCCCCAGGTTACACAGGTTAAAAGGTCGTCTTCTCTCCAGACCGGGATTATGAATACACAATGCCCGCCCCAAGAACCTGGTGTATCCCCGACATCTTCCCATATAGTCTGTTGCTGTGCCGATGTCGGCAACATAATCCCGATATTGATTCCATTCAACAAATACATAGCGGCTTTCGTTTCGTATTGGCTAAACTGGTCTATCTTGGCAAAGGCGTATATGTTATATTCCTTTTCGGCTGCTATCCAGCCCTTTCTCCACGCCTTCATAGAGTCCAACATCACAAGCCCCCGATCAGGCTTTATGAACTTGTCAAAGCAGAACCTCCTACCCTCTTTCCAGTATTCCTCAAGCACTTCCTCGTCCGTGATATTCAGGATGGTGTCCTGCTCAAAGTGTTCGAACCTCATAGTCTGGTGCGCACGTCCAGCGATAACACAGTCTCCATATTTATCATTGGCGAACATCGGGGTTGGGAAATAATTGTCAAGGTCAAACGTCTCTGGAATAGGCGGTAAGGCTTTCAGCACACACTCTAACGGGATTGTCCGTTTGTCTATCCTGGCTGGCTTCTTGCCCAGTTTCATTATATCAGTCTCCTAATCGTAACTTCGGCACCCATAACGTAGATACTGTCGCCGATGCCAGTAGTTCCTAGAAGCTCTAATAGATATTGCTTGTCTGTAGCAACAACTTCCGCCGCAGTTAAGGTAGCCAATGAATCAAAGTCACCATCAGCATCGACTTGGGCTATATCACCCCCTGCCACATCTGTAGTTGTTAAAGGATCAACCAGATTAACTCTGACAAGTTTACAATCCAATGTGACGGCCGCAGCTTCTATCATATCGCCTGTTAGCTTATAATCTACTATGGCATCACCGATTTTCAAGAAGTTAAGGGGTAACCAGCACTTCTTTGCTGCTATACTGGCCGCCATGTAAGCTCCGGTGATTGTTGGCGCCCATTCTGTTGCAGTAGCAGGATATTGGAAGGCGTTTACCATGAACACCCTTGTTATCGTTCTCCATAAAGGTCTCCAGTCGCCTGCATCATCACATATCAAAGCTATATGGTCGCCATCTGTAGCCAGGACAATATCGCCACCTAGAATAAGGTTGCCAACCCCATCTTTAAGGGTGATTATATTCCCGTTAGGCCGGAGAATAATAACCACACCCTCCGCACCACCAGAGATAGTAACTAATTCATCATCTGCGGCTCCCTCACCTGCAATCTTATGATAAGCTTGGGTGATTGTAATTACCCCGCCAGATATTGTTTTGGCGTTTGCCGCTTCCAGTGCAATATGCGTTTTGAGGTAATTCAGATTATCTCTTTGGTAGGTATCCATTTCTGCCTTTGTTAAATTCACAAATTGCGTGTATGTTTTTGGTGGTGTCCAAGCTCCTGACATAATATCCTCCTAACCTAAGACATGTGTTCCATCTAATTCGCTTATATCCAGTTTGAATATAGGAACTGATTGTATAGCAGGGATTTCCTCTAATACATAATTTCCGGTAAGAACGTCGTGGCAATCGTGGATTACGTTTACTGAGTTTATAAAGAAATCCTTGCCAGGTGCTAACAGTCCCAATCTATCGTTTATAATAGTAACTGCATCGCTTACTTTGCGAGTTAAAATCTGCTGGATTAAGGTATCATTCTTGCCCTGTAATGTCATAGATAGATAGGGTCTTGGGTCTTTATAAAGTGCAAGGTAGCCATCGATAAGTGATTGCATCTGGTTTTGGGTCTGACCGAGTGGCCAGGTGAGGTTCATTACCCTGCGCCCGTATTTTGCGATACTTGTTGCATCGGTAGACTGAATCGTTACGGTTTTAGTATTTGTTTCAGGATGCGTTATCGTAGGGAGAACTTGATAGCTGTAAACTGCGGATTTAGACACGGATGCGTGTATACCATCTGGAACGGCGCCGGGTTCGGTAACACTTATCTTAACTTTGTCTGAAAACTTCTCTAATATAGTTACTTCACATACGATTGTAAGAAGTTGATCTGTAGCCTCATCTAATATACAATACGATGCTTCCGCACTCAACCAATCTGCAGCCGCCTGCCCAATTCGGGAATAGATATAAACCTCAATAGTCTCATTCAATTCAATAGGGGAGGCGGCATTGCGTATGTCATAGCCAGGCAACAAATTATTAGTTATTGTACCAATACTTGTTGTCTCATATGTAGCATCTTGGTCGGTTATAATCGTCGTTGTAGAGATATCTATCTCGCTTCTGATATCGTTATAGATTTTTCTGTCATCTATCTCACAAGTCAGGGCTGCCATTGTATTGTTAAAAGTCGCTACACTCATGTCGGGTTCCTCGCATAACGGCTTTCATATTTTAGATTACCCTGTTCATCTACATAGACCCGCCCTCCAGCAGACATCTCAACATTTCGCAAGGCTTCCAATGCGGTGAGTTCATAAGGGGGATGGATGGTTGTGGTTGTAACAGTAAGGCTGGGTCGGAGTCCAGCCCCGCTATAAGAACCGTAAAATCTCATTCGAGTGTGGTCGTTAGAACCAGTGTGGCTCCAAGTTGGAGAGATGGCAGCTATATCATAATTTGTATTTCTAATGCTAACCTCAAGTATTCCATCCCCGGCTTGTGCTGTTTTAATTGCTGCCATACCATTGGCGTTCAAAAGAAAAGTATTAGCTCCACCTACATTCCAGTTGGCGTAAGATATAGGAGTATCGCACATAGGGATTGAACCAAAGTTATCAAAGTCAGCACTCACAAGCGTGTTATGGGCTGCAAACGTAGCTCCAGAGTAAATGTTCACATTGGGGGTTATAGAAAGGTTATCGAGTTTGTCGTAACCATATAACCTAAATATCCCCGCCGTCGGGTTGATTAGGTCGGAAACATCAAGCGACACCCTTGCCCTGCCTAATCTATACCATTGGTTTGCAACGCTATCTGACTCTATAAAGACAGCATATGGATAAGGAGGGTCTAACGCCCCAGAAAGACTCGCAGTTCGGGCGATAATCTGGGGCCAAGTATCGTTGTGATAACCTGATAGTCTATAAGCAATACAAGTCGTAGTCAGGATTGGGCTGTCAGGATATAATATTTTAGTAGACATTTATACTCCTATATAAGAGGTTGTTTGCGGGTATTGTAATGTCTCGCCGTCAGTGTCCAAACTACGTCTAGTGGAACTCCAGCCAGCAGCATCAAGAACCTCACCCACAGCAGCACCATCACTTTCTATTGTGCGGGTTCCCCAGTCCTGTGTTACAACATTACGAGCTAATAAATCTAATCCATCAGTACAGTAGATATATACTTCCGGTGCGTCTGGGTCAGGGTTTACTTTAATCTTAGAAATGAAACCAAGGAATTCATTATAGGGTGTTCCATTATGGAATGCTCTGACCCTTACAATACGATAGGGCAACAGCAATCCATAAAGGTCTCCATATTGGTTGTATACAGAGTATTTTTCATAGAGTGAGCCTTTTATCCTTAATTCCAAAGTAGCTGCTGGGCTATTTCCTTCTTCCCTTTCTTCGCCGCGAACCCAATTTACTTCACAAACATCAGCAGAGATATCGTCTATTGGCTCGCTGAAATCAGGCACGTCAGCCCAGTCCGTCATATCCCAGTCAACCATTATTTCATATACGATAGGTAAAGGCATTAGACACTACTCGTGCCAAAGTGATAACCTCGGCTCACTTGGGCAAATGAATTTCTGCGGTTGTCCTCTCCTACAATCGCTTTAAAGGTTCTGGCGAGCTTCCTCAGACTGGCATCATCTCCTAAATAGTTTCCGATATGAAAATGCTGCTCAATGCTGCCACCTATTGAATTGCCAACACCTGCGAACTCCTCGCCCCCGTGTGCAATAATCGGGACTGGTTGACCTATTGGGCCTGGAACGATACCGCCATACTGTAAATCTGGAAGGTGCGGTGCCATTTGCATCGCTTCTTCCAGTGTAAAACCCTCATCTAATAGTTTCTGTATTTTGGGGTCTTCGGATGTAGGTATTGCTTCACCAAAACTAAAGTCAGGCATCAATTCGTTCATAATGCCGATGGCACTGGCGGCTATAAGTGCACCTGCCGCTAATTTAGCCCATCCCATCGGTCCCGATAAGCTGTGCATTATAGCCATTGCTATATTTACAGCAGCTATGGCCTTGGCTACCAGTCCTATCGCGAATATTACGCC